GCTTAAGACAATTGAACCTCTAGTCGCTGCGAATCCTACGGGTGATATCCCGCCTTCTGCGCTACTCGGAAGATTGAACTCCACAAAAGCAGGTAAGTCCCGCGTGGCGCAAGGGAAAGCAGGCGATCTAGGCGAACTGGCTATCATCGGGAAACGTTTCCTCAAAGAACCGCCATCATCCGGAACCGCAGAACGCAGACTTATTCAGGCGATTCCGGCCACGGTAGGCAGTACTTTGGGTGCGGGTGCGGGCGCTGCGGCAGGCGCTACGGCTTTGCCCGCTGTCCTGCTCGGTGTGGGCGGAACGCTAGGCGCCGCTAACCTGTACAACAGGCTTGGACCTAGCGTTACGCGCGCACTGATCGAGCGGCCGCCTCAATGATGGTCATGGTTCCGGTTGAATACTCCGATGCCGACCAGGAGTCCGAGGGCAAGGTAGGGCGAGAACATGGCAATTCCGAGCCAGGACAGGATGTCGGGGACGTAGCCTAATCCTGCTACGATAGCGAGGCCAAACCAGAACATGATGATAAGCAGGTCTTTCATGGTGATCTCCCAGGTTGTTACGACCACTATAGCAAATGCAAAATGAAAATACTAGTTATTGATGTTGGTTCGAACGCGCTTGACCTCTGCATGCGCTGGCAGGCGTCCGGCCATGAGGTGCGCTGGTATGACAAACCGCGTCCTGACGGCACCGACCGCCATGCGGGCGAGGGCTTCGTTACAAAGATCCGAGACTTCAATGAGTTGCGGAAAAAATGGATCGGGTGGGCGGATCTAATCTACACGCCCGACAATACGCACTATCTCGAATTGCTCGAACCGTACCGCAGGATCGGCTATCCCATTTTCGGCTGCAACATGGCGGCTGTGGAATGGGAACTGGACCGCGAGATCGGCCAGAAGGTGATGGACGACTGCGGTATGCCGTGCATCCCAGGCAAGTCGTTCTACGACTACGATTCAGCTATCGCCTACGTAAAAAAGCAGGGTAAAGCTTTTGTCTCCAAACCATCCGGTGATGGCGAGCGGGCAATGTCCTACGTTGCGAACTCTGCGGCTGATCTCGTCTATATGCTTCAGCGCTGGAAAACAGTCCCCAAATACGTCAAGGCGGCCAAAGAGGACGGATTTATCCTCCAGGAGAAGATTGACGGGATGGAGATGGCTGTGGGCGGGTGGTTCGGCCCTGCCGGCTGGAGTAAGGCGGGCTGGGTCGAGAACTGGGAGAACAAGAAACTGATGAACGGTGACCTGGGCGTTAATACTGGCGAAATGGGCACTACAGTGCGCGTCGTCAAGAAGTCCAAACTCGCTGATCAGGTTCTCAAGCCGGCTACAGATCATCTCCATCGCGTGGGGTACGTCGGCTATGTTGATGTGAACTGCATGATAACGCATGGCGGGACCCCCTATCCTCTCGAATGGACGGTGCGTGACGGCTGGCCTATCCGCCACAACCTGACCGCGCTTATCGAAGGCGATCAGGCTCAGTGGATGCTCGATCTGGTGAACGGTCGCGACACGCTCAAGGTGAAGACCGATACCGTGTCCATCTCCGTCCTGATGGCGTTGCCCGATTTCCCGTACTCGAAAATAACAAATAAAGAGTTGTGCGGCATACCGATTTACAATGCGGAAGATATGGAACACCTTCACTTCTCCGAGGTCATGATCGGCAACGCGCCGCGCGAGATTAACGGGAAGGTGGTTGATCTTCCGGGTCCTGTGACGGCGGGGGATTACGTGCTGGTTGCAACAGGTCTGGGGGAAACAATAACCGGAGCAAGGCGCAGTGCGTACAGCGCGATAAAGAAAGTGAAAATTCCAAATTCACCGTTTTACAGGACGGACATCGGCGCGGGACGACTGAAGAAGCAGCTAGGTGATCTTCAGCGTTTGGGGTATGGGGTTGGTCTTTCATATTAGGAGTTCGTTATGCCGCTCAAGAAAGGTGGTTCAAAGCAGACCATTTCGAAGAACATTTCCGAAATGGTGAAATCGGGGCATCCGCAAAAGCAGGCTGTGGCCGCTGCCTTGTCGAATGCCCGTAAATCCGGATCGCCTTTGCAGAAGGCGAAACTCAACCAGAAGAACCGATCCACTCCGAGGAAGAAATGACCGGTCGCGCACGGAAAAACGGTCTTGTATCTGAACAATCGATCAAGACCGCTCTAACCGAATCAAAAGGTGATATCTTCCTCGCGGCCTGCGCTCTCGACTGCACGCCCCGCGAGCTGGACCTGTTCATCCGCCGTAGCGCTTCCCTTCAGGCCTTCGCTAGCGCTGTAGAAACAGTCAAGATCGATCCTGCTTATTCGCGCATTAGTTCTGAGCAGTTCGAGAATCATGTTGCGGATCTCATGCGCTCCTTCCGGGTAGATGGAATAAATGAGGTCCACAAACTTGCCACCATGGAGTTCGGTGACTCCGCCGCGCTGGCGAAAGTCAAGCTCGATGCTGCACTTGCTTTGACCGGGAATACCGGGAATCGTGCTGGCAACCCGGAAGCGGAGAACGCCCTCGCGGAACTCAATGCTCTCTATCATGCTAATGCCCCTCGAATCAAAGAGATACGGCAAACCGTGATCACGCTAAATGGTCCGGAAGACTCTCGACCAGTGATCGAACTGCAGCAAGATCGTTAAGCGCACGCTGGCGCTTGCGCTCAATAACCTGCCAGTCAGGCTCTTCTGCAGCGTAATGCTGGTAGCGCTTCAGGTTGATGTAGCCAAACTTTCCTAGCTCCTCAATCATCGACTTGTGACCCGATTCGATGATTTTCCATTTCGGAACCGTGCCGGCTTCCAGCCAGTCCCACGCCGGCATCATCTCTTCGCGCTCCGGCGCCAGTCGCTTCTGGATATACCAGTGCTCCACTGGATGGAGCGAGTTCTTGATGTACTGCAGCTGGCTGATGGGAATGTTAGTCTCGAACGACAGTTCAGTATTCGTGAACGGCTTCCCGGCAGCCACGGTCCAGATTGCACGGAGTGCCTCTACCGTCGGGAAACGCAGGTTGATACATTCCTCGTGTGTGGACCACGAGACGGGGTTCGGGATCACACCGTACTCGTTGTTTCTCCAGTTGCATTTCTTAAGGCGGTCCATATCGTATGGGCATTCAACCATGACCGTTACGTCCGTCTTCGGGAAGTCATCTTTCGGATGCGTATCCTGCTCAATCAGGATTCCGCCGAGGTTAACCCAGCGGTTCAGTTGCGGGCGGGATGCTTCAATCCAGCTCGCGTATTGAAGGACGGGTAGCCCTTCCAGGGTGGCCGTTTTGAAGTACACGGGCTTCAGGATCGTGTAGCCCCTGCTTAACACAACATGCGTAAATTGCTCGTATGCCTTCACGACAGACGCCGCAATATCAGTAGTGGAATAGAGTTTCATTTGGCGGTATGAAAAAGCACGATCAAAAGAATCCACCAACAGCTACCGGTAGCCCAAATTAGAAAGCAGATAGTCGCGAGAAGCGCAACGTTACTTATCGCTGCGAATTTGATCAGTGTCATCCTACCTTCTCCTTACCCAAAGCCTCACGCGCAAGCTCGCGAACCTCGAACGACACAGCGTGGCCGAGGTCATCCGGATCGAGCAGACGGCGTGCGAACTCCGCCAGTTTAAGAAGCGACGCGGTATCACTGCGCAGCGGAGCGTACAGATTTTGTGTTTCTTCCATTATTTTCTCCTTTTCATTGCCGCCATCAATATTTCCTGAACCGTCTTTTTGCTCTCCAGACGCTCCAGGACGTCAAAATCAACTGTATCGTTTGCCAGAATGTAATGAATAAATACGGGGCGATCATGTCCTGCCTGTGCCTGTCGTGTTGGTCCTATCCGTTCGATGATCTGTTGATGCTCTTCAAGATTCCAGTTCACTGAGAAGAAGACCAGAATGTTTCCGCCATCCTGCAGATTAAGGCCGTGGCCGGCACTAGCAGGATGAGCAAATAGAACAGGAATTTTTCCACTGTTCCACGCGCGTACGGTTTCGGGATCACTGTCCAGAACCCGACCGCGAGGAAAAGCAGAAAGCAGACGAACAAGATCATGCTTGAAATGGTAAGCGACAAGAACAGGTGCACCGTTTGCCTCTTCGATAATGTCATCAAGGGCCGCAATCTTCGCATCGTGCACCTCTTGCCAGTTTCGTTTCTCATCGGTATAGATCGCGCCTGAAGCCAGCTGGAGGCACTTCTGGGTCTTGCTGGCTGCGTTCAGCGCTTCGATCTCAGTAGGACCTAAGTGCCCCTCTAATTCCAGAAACATCTTCTTCTCCATGTCTCGGTACTGTTGGCGGGCTTTGTAAGGCAGATCCACAACTATCCGGTTGAGGATCGGTTCGGAGAGATTGAAGTAATCCTTCGCATCCA